CTCTCAATCTGCTTCATACGATGTTCAAGATCGATATGATCTACAGATTGATTTAAGTACTGAAGTTCTGTTTTGGAAAATTGAGCTGTGCTTGGTTCGCTAAACAGAAAATCTCTCGTCACCTTGAGAATGTTCTGAATAGCTTCGCTCATTTTTCCTCCGTCAAGAACTCTTTCTTCCCTTTTGAAGGTTTTTCATTGATCTCAATTTTCTTCGGCTTTTTATGCTCTGGAATAATACGCTCGAGGAAAATCTTCAACATTCCATTCAACATCTCAGCATTTTGAATCTCAACTTGGTCGTCAAGAACAAATGTGCGAGTGAATGCACGATTAGCAATACCCTTCCAGAGGAATGTTTCATTGTCAGTGTCATCAGTAGCTTTACCAGTAACGATTAGCTTGTTGTCGACAAATTCAAGTTCAATATCTTGTTTGGCAAAACCAGCAACAGCAAGTTCAATAGTGTACTTGTTGTCGTCTACTTTTTTGATATTGTATGGAGGATAGTTAGGAATGTTTTTTGTTACTTCATCATGTAGTTTTGCCATTTTGTTGAATTGCTCATCAAAACCGACAAAGAACTTATCAATATCTTTTGTTCCGTATTTGAAACCAGGGCCGAAAGCAAAAGTGTTAGCGAGAGCTTGAAGTGTATCAGTCATTTAAGACCTCCTATTAAGCAAGGTTAATATAAGAATGCGTCCCCGAAGGCAACGCATCCTTATTTATACCTCATCTCCTATAGAAAGTCAACTTTTTACAGATTGAATATGTAAATTTGCAACAATAAATTCTTTTACTAGAGAACTACGTACGATATCCTCAATACCGAACTCTACGTTTCTGAACGAAGGCATCTTGTTAATAACTTCAACAAAGTCCTTCAGGCCTGATTGATCGTGCTTTTTGCATAGGTCTGTTTGTTTAAAGTCTCCACAGAATATGATTTTAGAGTTGTCTCCTACTCTGGTGATGATTGAACTCAACTCTTGGAAGTTCATGTTTTGACATTCATCTACAATGATGACAGCGTTATCAATTGTGATGCCTCTAACAAAAGATGTGATCATAAACTCAACATTCTTTTGCTCTACCAATCTTTCGTACGCTTGCTCTGTGTCAAAGAGATCTTGGCAAATAGCTTTGTACGGTGCAACATACACATCGGTCTTTTCTTTCTCGTCTCCTGGTAAGTGACCAATTTCTCTGGATGGAACTACTGATCTTACTAGCACAACCTTTTGGTATGAGTTACCTTTGTCCATTACCTCTTCTAGTGCTTTGTAGAGTGCAATAAAGGTTTTGCCTGTGCCTGCTGCTCCGTGCAGCATAATTGCTTGTGCTCCTTGTTTGTATAGTTCGAAGAATTTAGATTGGTTTTTTGTAAGAGGATCGAATACATTTAAGTCGTCGATCTTTAGCTTGAGTTTCCTTTTTGATTGTTCAGGAAATTGGTGGATGGAGGCTTCAGCAGTTCTTGCTCTGTGTTTCATGCGCTGTCCTTCTTGTTAGAGTTGAAAAACAAAAAAGGCACACAGCCTTTAAGCTAGTGTGCCTCTTCTTACTACTGCAATACTTTTTTATAGTGCATGCAATAATCCTGTAGTGTTTTTGGTATTTATAATCCAAGAACTCCTGACTTGAAGGTTAAACCCTTAGAAGGGCTAAAATCTTTTCTTAGATATTCTGCAATACACTCAAAGCGAAATGCTTCGTCTTCGTGACCCTTAGACTTGAGTGTAGTCTCGCAGCTCTCGATAAATGCAATCAAAGAGCGCAGAGATACATTACAACCATCCTGCAGAGCTGCAGGCTTCATATTAGCTTTACGCTGGAACATTGATATCTCCCATGTATACGGAATGTTCGATTATACTATCAAATCGAAAAGATCTCCACGCGTTCTTTTCGCAATCCCAAACAGCAAGCACATCATCATTAACTTCTTTAACACGCTCTGTCTTCTTTTCGTGAGGAATTGCAACATCCTCTTTCAAAGTACAAATCATATCACGAACTTCACCATTGGTCTTGGTGAACTTAACTTTACATATGTTCGACTTCAGGGTCGAGCGGATCAAATCTTTCGACATCATTTTTCCACCTTTCAAAGTTACTATAATTGTACTGGATCAAATCAATTCCAGACTCACTAAGCATTGTACGTGAAACAGGTAAAAAAAACAACGAATTTTTGGATGGGTCGGGAGTAAACGTTACTACTTTATTAATTCCACGTTGAATAATCGATTTCACGCATTCATTGCATGGAAACAGTGTGGCATAAAGGGTAGCCCCTTCTACGCTGCCAGGACTGTTATCTAGCGCGTTTCTTTCTGCGTGGCAGACAAACTTTAGCTTGGTATCTCGATTCTCGTAGCGGTCAACCCTATCAGAAACTCCACGCGGGAATCCATTGTAACCAAGACTAAGAACTCTACGCTTTGAGTCTACAATTACGCTACCAACTTTACGTGAAGGATCTTTTGACCAACTTCCTACCGTTTCAGCTAACTGAAGAAAACGGTAGTTCCATAACATATCTTTATTCATCACTCTGGCCTACGTTTGGCTCCAATATTATATTTGGCAACCAGTTCCCAATCATGCTTCTCTTTATGTGTAATAACTTTTACTTGAGAAAAAGGAGCTACTGGTGAACTTGATTTCTGAGGGTTAATTAACCTGATCAATCCCCACTCTGCGAGCAGGTTAATAATTGTATTGCGTCTTGCTTTATCATCGTCCGAAAAGTTAGAAGGCTTACCATCAAGAGCAAATAACTCTTTAAAATGAACGATATAGTATCTTCCCTGTTTATGTAAAATATGACAAGACTGAAACAGCTTTCTATCTTTACGCGAAGCTACACCAATACGTGTTAATGTTTCTTTAATTTTTAGGAAGTCTTCTTCCGAACCCAATGCCACCTCAACCAGGTTATCAATAATACCCATGTTATCCACCTTTTTCTAATTTTTGTTTTATAGTAATCAACTGGTCTGAAGAAAGGATAGACAAGGCACTCTCAGCCTTTTGTGGATTATAACCATAATATTCCATAACAGCTGTAATGTCATTATCTTCTTGCTTCTTCACCCACTTTGCAAACCGCTTCGCAGGTCTTATACTATTTAGAAAAAAATGAAACTGTAACTTAGAGTCTAAGTGGTGGTACTGGTTGATTTCGTTAGCGTAAAGGATGGTGTCAGGAAAGTAGGAAAGAGCCTTGTTCACCATGTAGGCTGGATAATGTTTCTCTGATTCTGGCTCTTTTAAAAGATCTTCTTTGCTTTTATTGATAGCATTTACAAAGTCAAATGGATTCATATTAATAAATTCACAATGGATTAATCGACGTCGACAGGACCATCCGTCTCAATCCACACACGTGCACCACAGCTAAGAGGTTTGTCAGGTGAGTATACTACCCTGCTTGGACCGTGAATGACAACATTGTTACCGTACCTGTTTGTCTTATATGTTTTGACGGTCAAAACCGGAACTCTGTTTTCATCATCAGCTTTGATGTTTTTACGAATGTGGGCTTGATTAACGTGAATGATCGTTTTCATATCATCCGTTTAGTTGCATTACAGAGTTCTCAGCGCGATCGCAAGCTTGCTCATAGCTCTTAAAGAACTCAGCAATCTCTCTACCACTAGATGCATTAAATATCAATACTTGGTAGTTTCCATCACCAAGTCTAAACACCCTTGAGTTAATTGGACCTTGTTCGTATTCGCTTAGTAGTGTCATTTGAATTCTCCTTCAACCATTATTTCTGTTAGACAAGCCAGTATATTTATTTCCTGGTCTGCAACAAAGGCTGCCTTGTATTGGTATCCAGCAAGAATTAAAACTAGCTGAGGAATAGAGCTTGGCTTCATATAATCAGATGCAGCATCATACAACTTTCTAAAAAATGTAGTTGTATCGATGTCTGTATTCTCACCAACCCATTTACGAATCTCTGTAAAGTTCTTTTGCTTGATCAGCTCGATCAAACCTTTTAGCTTCTCATCTGTAAAGTTCACAAGGATACCAGAATCAATCTTACCAGTAGCAGAGTACCTCTGTAACTCATTCAGTACTCGTCTAAAGTCAGGGAAGAACTTCTTTACAACCTCAGCTACTGCCTTCGGATCATTATCAATCCCTTCTGACTCTAAAATCTGCTGAGCTCGTTTAAACAGCAGCGCTGCAAGTTTTGGCTTGTCATCCTTCTCAATTTTAAACTCTACGACTGAGCAACGAGAATGCAAAGGATCAATAATCCGATTGCTGAAGTTAGCTGTAAGAATAAATCCGCAGTTCTTAGAGAACTCTTCCATAAAATTACGAAGAGCAGGCTGGGTGCTATTAGGATTAAGGTAATCAGCTTCATCGAGAATGACATACTTACGACCTCCATAAAAAGATACAGACGAAGCGAACTGTCTAATATCATTTCTTAGAGTATCGATGTTACCATTCATCGATCCGTTGATGATAAGATAGTCAGCACCGATCTCTTCAAGCATGGCACGTGCTACTGTTGTTTTACCAACACCAGCACGACCACACAAGAGAAGATTAGGAATGTTTTGTTGATCTACAAACTGCTGAAACGTTTGCTTGAGAGATGGTGGCAGAATAGTATCTGCTATTAGCTTGGGACGGTATTTCTCCACCCACAGAAAATCACTTGACATAATATAATATTCCAGTTCATGTTAACCAGCAAAGACAGAATTATCTTCACATGCGATCCAATATTTTACATCAGATCCTTGCATGTAGAGAAACCTTTTTGAAGATATTTTTAATGTGTAGTCACCATTCAATAACTTCATATTGTCTGGCTTCACTACCATCTTAAATTGCTTTGTCGTATCACCAATGTTGATAGCAAAGTTATCACTTGCCGTTTGCCCACCCTTTGCTTTTGGATTAGTATCCAAAGCTTCGATCAGTACCTTCCCATCCTTCCCCGTGAAGGCAATATCTGGTAACTGGAGTACAGCTACTGCTTTCATCAGGGACTGAAGGGTTGCTGCTGTAAGAGTCTTCTCTACAGCATCGTTAGGTATTTCGATCTCTCTGTCAGGTGGTGATTTAACATGACTAGGATCAGCATACAGATAGTTCAACGTCTGTGTGCCACTCTTGATCACAATGAACTGCTCGTTAAACTCAAGATCTGGATCCTCAAACAACGATAGTACACCAAGAAAGCGAGCTAAATCAAAGATAGCAAAGTTCTGAGGAATAGTCTCAGCAATCGTAGCTTTGGCCATCACCGTTGACATTGGTGATATCGTTGCAAGAGTGTTACCAGGTGAGAATACGATACTTGGGTTAATCTGATTAAAGTTCTTCAGAATTTGAATCGTTCTCGCACTAAATTTCATAATGTAGGTTCCTTAGATTACTTCTTTTTGTTCTTGTGCTTCAGCTGGCCAGCATCAGCTGTTGCAGAAGCACCAATCGATGCAAGGTCGGCAAGTGATCCACCGAAGACATAACTACCAACGTGCTGCAATTGCATCCAAGGACAGAAGAATACCTTACCACCCATCTTCTGAACATTATAGCAGAACATATAGTCTTCAGATAGGTAACGCTTCGATGCAGTCTTCTCTGCTTCCTTCATTGCCTGTGCACGTTGCTTCAAATCTTCGACTGATTCTCCATTAGCAAGATCCTCAATCAGTGCATGCATGTCTTCCTGACCGTAGTTACGATCAACAACACAGTCAAAGTAAGCCATAATCTCACGTGTACCATCAAAGTGCTCGGTGCGTACGTGGTCAGGTTTATACCATAGATGCGGGAATGCTTTCTGATAGTCTTCAAATGTCTTACGACGAACCATCATGAAGCCAGTACCAATCTCAAGCACCTCTACAGGCTGGTTGAGAGGAATCTCACGCTGAGTGGTCTTAGGGTTAAACACGTAGTCACCAACGTATTTCTCAAGACGGTTTGGATCTTCATCAGCCATACCCTTGTCGACTGCTTGCTTGATCTTTTCCCATGAGATACATTTCTTAGGATATGGACCACCGATAACATCGTATGGACTTGCATCATCTTGCATTGCAAGTAGAGCGATAACATCTTGTGGATTGAATCCAATATCACTGTCAATGAACATCAGATGAGTTGCACCTGACCGCATGAACTCGTCTACGCAATAGTTACGAGCGCGTGTGATTAGAGATTCATTAAACAAGAAGAACATCTGAAGCTGGATACCGTGCTTAGTACATACTGCAGATAGATCAGCAACAGAACGTGTAAACATACCAGCGCATTGTCCACCGTACATTGGAACTGCTAGGAACAGCTTACGCTTTTGCAATTCCTCAATACTTACTTGTAGTTTGAAACCTTCATTCATTGTATAGCTCCTTGTGTATATT